AATCACTGCCAGTGTGGCCGGCCATGGCCAAGCCAACGGGAATGCCAGACACTGCCACCGCGGCCAGTGCGGCCAGTGCGGCCGTAGCGGCCAGACACTGCCACCGCGGCCAGTGCGGCCAGTGCGGCCGTAGCGGCCGCACAGACAGTGCCACGGCCGTGGCCTAGGGGATTGTCGCCAGTGTGGCCGCGGCGGCCGTAGGGCCGTTCTAGGGGCCGGTAGGGACAGTGTCGGCCACGGCCGCGGCGGCCTTGATGCCCTATTAGTTGGGCATGCAATATTTCGACATTGAAACATTCAACGTTCAAGCATTGCGTTTGGAGGGTTCTCGCGCGCGGCCGTTTGCCTTTATCAATGGAGCGCGCCGCGGTGCTTGAATGTCATCAATCGATCAATGAATCCCAATGATGAAATTCCGCGCGCCGCGGCCGGAGTTTGGTCTATGCGGCCGGCCATTTCTTGCGCGGATGTGCCGATAACCGACATTATCGGCACCGCGCGCGATTCTTGCGTTTCCCCTGGTCAGACCCTATGGCCGGGGCACTCCTTAAATTCCGACCCCACCTCCAAAAACCCGCCCTCTCCCCACTTTCCACATACCAAAAATTCGCGGATATTGAAGAGCGACTAGCTCAGGCTAGATCCAGTTCTGATCACCTGATCCAGTCCCCCATCGAGTGGCCAGCCATGGGCAGCGGTCGAGGTACACAAACCACCCCAAAACAACCCAAAACGGCCCTAACACCACCCAGAGTCACCCCTAAGAGCGATCAGACCGTGCGACTACGAACAAACCCACAGATTTGAGCTCCCTAACAAGCACACACGTTCGGGGAGCCATCTCGACTTGAATTAATCCGCGACTTTTTCGCGGATTAATGAATTGTTCCGCATGCCATTTGCGGAGAAATAAACGCTATCGTTGTCGATGTCTTGCAAGTCTTTCTTGTGCTCTCTCTTACATACATATATACATATATATATAATATATATATAGATATATACAAGAGAGTAACCCCCTGACCAGGGGAAACACAGGGAACAGAAGAGCCAGAACAGCAAACAATAGCTAAAGGAAACCCCAGCATTCCGAGGGGATTCCTAGAAATACCGACAGATTCCGAAATGATTTGCTCCAGAACTGGCGAATAAGTGAGCAAATCCGCGACTTTTGCAACGGGAAACCACAGAAAGTGAGATTCCGAGGGCCCGAAAACTCACACAGAGTGGCCAACCCAGGCGAATTTGCTTGTTTTGCTCCCCAAACCCACAACACAGCAACCCCAGGGCCGCCCTCGGCCCTGCTCCTCATGGCTGGCCACCAAGTTGTCCCCAGGGGGGTCCCAGGGGGGCGCCCGGCGTCAGCCGGGTCCCACGCCCCCCTGCCGGCCGGAGGGTGAGCGACGCGGTCAGGGTTGTTAGTTGTCCAAAATCAGAGCTTCCGACCGCAGGTCGAGAGGCGGCGCCGGAAAATTCCCCCGGAAGCCCCCGCAATTAGCCCATATAAAACCGAAACCAATTCCGCAATTCTTTTTTGAGGTCGAGATACTCGCGAGCCCTTTTTGATGCACTCGAGGGAGCGCTTTTGGGCGTGAGCGCTGCAAAAAGTGCGGATTTGCTCACTTGACTAATCGATCTTAAAGAATGTTGTTTTGCTCGTGGGGTCTATACGCCTGATAGAAGTGCCCCCTCTGGCCGGCCATATCTCTGTTTTCGCTGGTGGGGTGGGGTCTCTGTTGGCTGTGCTGGCTAAATAGAACAGTTCTGCTACTACAGATATGTTTTGCAAGACATCGACATCAATAGCGTTTATTTCTCCGCAAACACCATGCGGAGAAATTCGCGGAACAATTAAAATTTGCGGATCAATTCGTGCTAAGTCTGGTAGTTGCTGGCCGGTTAGAGCTGTTTTGGCTTGTTTGGCTTGCGTTGCTCTTACAGTGTAAGAAGCTGAGTCGAGTCGGCTCAACTTTGGCGGCGAACTTGCTCTCTTTGCTTGTCATTGTTGGCAATTACCCCCGATCGCCCTTGACTATGGCTGGCTGGTCTGTTTTGCTGTGTTGCAAGGAGCCCCCTGTGGGATGTTATTGATCGTGTAACCAGTTCAGGGGGCTCCGACTGAGCGAAGCACCGCTCTATGCACCGACACCTAGGGACTAGATACAAATGACCGAACCACCCTCCGGCAAGCCGATCCGACGCCGCGTACGCTTCCTTTTTCGGCTGTGGGCCGGCTGGCGCGCCTTCAAGCTGGCTGGCACGGCGCCGGCGCTCAACGAGCTCAGCCTTGCGGACTCGCTGGTTCCAGCGGCGGGCCGTACCGGCGCGTCGATTGACATCTCGGCCTGGCTAGCCCGACACGTCGAGCAAGCCAACATCGCTGGGTTGGCCGTCAGGGACCCCGAGATCATCGACGCCGTCCGTGCTGTCGTCACTGCGCGTGCCGGCAGTGATTCGCTGACTCTGTCCCAGCAGCTATTCGAGGCTGAAGCTCTGCTCTCCCGGATGGTCACCTTTGCCGCGGCCGAATCAGGCCGTTCCGTCGAGTTCTATCTGTGGAACCTTCGCATGTCGGCCGCCCACTACTACACCACCATCGCCGAAGAGCTCATGCACCGTGCCGCTCACCCCAGCAGCGGCGCCCCAGACGCCCCTCAGGGCGCTTCTGGCAGCAACAGCAGCCAGTTCACCGCCAACGCCGCCAGGGACCGCCTAGACGCCGTTCTGAACGCTCTAGGCACCGATATCGGTGAACTCACCGAGTGGCGCATCCTGCACGGCTACAAACAGGCCCACTAGAACCAGCTGGCCCAGCAACACAGCCCTATACCCCAAAAATACAGAACCCCCGTCAGAGTTGCCTCCTGCGGGGGTTCTGCCACCTATTTGCCAAACACCACCATCCCTTACAGGACAGCAGGAGCTTTGCACTGCCAAACCAGGGCTACCAACCCCTAGCTAGACACTCGCTAGCATAACACTGCCGCGGCCTCCCCACCATGGCTGGCCGCGATTCGCGGGGCTCGTGTCCAGATCAACTTCCAACCCACTAGCGGTTTCGGAGTAAACGACACAAATAATTTTCTGGCCACACGAGGACACACACATCGCAGATCAAGTCTCTGACCAGGGGAAACACAAACAGGGTCGGAATCCCTCACCTTCCGCGCTGTAAGACCTCTGGTCGGGGGCTGTAATGGCCTCTGACCAGGGGAAACACCCCCAAAAGGCCACAAAGCGCACCTAGTCGTCGGGTTTGCTTATGTTGCTCAATTTGCTGGATAAACGTTAATGTTGTTGATTCAGTGGACACGAGTGGACACGAATTTGTCCAAAGTTTGTCCAGCGGATTACAACCCACCAAGCAGAGCGAGCACCCTCATGGCGACCATCAACGAGCTCCCTAGCGGCACCTACCGAGTCCGCTATGTCGAGCACGGCAAGCGAAAATCGAAGACCTTCCGGTTCAAGTACGAAGCCGAAGCGTGGATCGCCGCGCATGAGGCTTCGAGCCTCCCCCCGATCGCTAAACGCGGCGGATCGAACATCCGGCTCGACGAATGGGCGGCCACCCAAATGCGAATCCGCGCCGGCCATATTGAACGCACCTCAATGACGACCTATCTGCGGGTTCTGAATAACACGATCCTGCCGCGATTCGGAAACTATTATCTGTCTGAGCTGAACTACACCGAGATCGCTCTGTGGTTCGCCGAAATCCGCGACGCCTACTCCTCGGCGTGGCTCAAGCAAACCAAGAGCCTGTTCTCGTCGCTGATGATCGAAGCCCACGCCGAAGGCTTGATTGAGAGAAACCCATTACTGCGCGTGAAGATCCCCAGGGTCCAGCGCACCAAGCAGATTGATCTGTTCTCGGTGACCGAGATCCGGGACTTGGCCAACGCCGTGCCGGAGCATCTCTCCGGGACGATCTGGGTGATGGGGCTCTTGGGTCTCCGTGTAGGGGAGTGCCTCGCCCTGGCGCCTAGCGACATTGATCTCAAGCGCGGAGTGCTCAAAGTCGCTGCCGGGATGCGCCAAGAAGAGGGCCGCGGGCTGGTCCGAGCCCAAACCAAAACCGAGGCATCCGAGCGCGATCTTGTGCTGGACCCTGTGAGCGCGAGCAAGCTCCAAGAACACTTCGACGCCGGCTGGTGGCTCGAGGACCGACTGTTTCGCGGCGTGCGGGGCGGGCAGCTCTCACCGGGGCATTACCGGGAGAGATTCTTCCGGCCCGCGGCACTCCAGATCGGCCGGCCTGACGCTTCGCCTCACACGCTGCGCCACACTGCCGTGTCGCTTTGGATTCGCGACGGCGCGAACCCGATTGAGGTAGCCCGCCGCGCCGGCCATACCGATCCGGGCTACATCCTCAAAACCTATGGGCATCTCTACAAAGAAGAGTCCGCCCGTTTCGCCGAGAAGTTCGGCAGCACCGTGACCGCCGAGCTAGATGCCCTTAATTAACTGGACCGGCTCACGGTTGTGCCGAGCAATATGGGTGGAGCCGCCCCGGTCACCGGGCTGGTGCGTCGGAATGATCCGACCGTTGATCACCTCAGGGAACACTTCGATCTCGTCCAGCCAGCGCTGAAGCGAGGACCGCCGGTACTTGATGGTGTTGCCGATCCTGATATACGGCACCACCCCTTCGGCTTGGAGTTTCTCGAGTTGCGCTCGGCCGATCCCCAGCCACAGAGACGCTTCGTGCTTGCTCATCAGAGGGTCGCCGACGGTCTTTTGCTTTTCGTCGATGCTTTGGCGCAGCCGTAGGACCGCTTCGGGGTCCAAATGCAGCCGTGACGGGTCGAACTCGTCGAATCCAGCCATAAGAAGCCTCCTAGGTGCAGGGTGAGCGACCCCGGCCTGTGCTTAGGAGACGATGGGGCCGACTCAAGTCATTGCCGCCCAGTATGACAGCGCCGGCCAGCGCTGCCTAGCTCGATCCCCAGTTTTCTATTTTAGTGGCTCGACCTGGCTGGCCCGAGGGAAGATCCTCAACATGTCAGAAGTCGGGTACAGCTACCAGAGCGGGAAGGTTCTCATCCGCCGCGGCGATGATGCGCCGAGCTTCGCCGTGCGGTTCAAAGTCCGCGGGGCGCAGGACCCACCCGAGGCCGTGTACGCCTCTGACATCCAAGCCAAGGCCCAGATCCGAGAGTCCCGCCACGGCCTCCCCGGCACCGGCGAACCTCTCATCTACGGCGAGTTCGACCTCGATGTGGTTGACCACACCCACAGCACTGCCGAGGGCTTCGCTGATAACGAGCTCCGGGTGGCGTTCTCCATGGACGCCGCGACGACACTGGCTCTGCCGTTCAGCGCCGCGGTCACTGATCTTCAGATCGTGGACCACCTCGGCCGGCGCTTCACCCCCTGGAGTGCCGAGATCATCGTGTCGGGGGATGTGACCCGCATATGACCGCACTAGAGCCACCCATCTACGAAGTCGCCGTCGAGCAAGAAGACCAAGCCATTCACGACATTCAGTTCGAGACTGGAAACGTGTCTCCGTGGCAAGGAGTCCCCCGTCGCAGCTCCGGACTGGCGCAGCTTCTGAAGAGCTACGGGGCTACCCACTGGTTCTCCACCACGGCCAACATCCACGGCGACGATCAGAATCTGCCGAACTTGGTCAACCCTTGGGGCGGGCTGGCGCATCTCGGCTCAAATAACAACCCACTGGGGGACACCAGTGATCCGGTGTGGCTGAAGCCGTCACCAGAGGCTTCAGCTTGGATTCCAGGGAATCCCACACCTACCAACTCTGGCTATTGGCGGCGGATCGCGCCGGCAGTGAGTCAGTTCTGGACCGACACCTTCACGGTGCGGATTGACATGAGGGTTCCACCCTATGGCCCTATCCTTGCAGGCCAGGACATCATCGGGGGGAACTCCACTCAACAGTCGTTCCGATTCAAATCCGGGAGTAGGCAACCTGCATTCAGGGTGTACGACACGAAAAACGGAGCCTGGATGGGGGTGGGTGCGGGGGGCGCTGGTGAAGATCTCGCCCATGCCCCCATCCCTGAGGGGATCAATCGGGCTGAAATCGAGGCAACGTTTTTCTTCCCTTCCGGGGTGACCTCTTACCGTTATCGCACCCCTGGGGGGTTGTGGGTTGGTCTCGGTGAGACCGAGTCTCGCATCCCCGTTGCCGTGGACGCAACCCCTAATATGGGAGGGGAGAGGATAGTTGGGGGCACTACAACTGGGCTGCAAGCACGCAAGGAGCTCCGCGTATACCGAGGCGAGTGGTACCTCGATGGCGTTCTGAATGTAGTGTTTGACCCAACCAACCTCTCGGCCTGGACTTTAACTCAGGCTGAGAGTGGCCTGAAGATTGCGACGGTCCCCGCCGGCCGCGGGATAACCATCATGAACGGAGTCGACGACCACATCCAACTGCCAAACGATGCGATTCCGCAAATCACCGCGACGGAGGGGGAGCTTACGGCGATCGTGGTTCAAAGGATGCACGCTCCGCAGCCGGGCACGCGGCGCCTCCTGGATTACCGAAGCACCGTGGCCGATGGACTCACCATCGAGTGTCAGTCCGCGGGGATTCAACCGCGCGCCGGAGTGTACGGGGATGACGGGGGAAGTGGGTTTTCAAACCTCCCAGTCGTGAACCTGGGTGAGCGGATCGCGATCGGTGTCCGTATGGGTGGTGGTGAAATGCACGCGATTTCATACGGAGAGGACGTGAAGAGTCTCGCTGTACCGTCAAGCAACCCCACATCAGAGATCGGGGAGTTTACATTGGCAGCGCCAAGGATTGGGGCGCAGTCATACTTCAGCGGGGGCGGTTGGAACATGGAGTTCTTCGACTTCGTTCAATTTGATCGAAGAATCAGCAACGAGGAGTTCGTTACTGTTGCAGAGTCTCTCTTTGCTGGCGAGGTCGTTGCATGATTATTACGTTGACTGCCGAGCAGGCAGCTTTGATTCTGGACACAGAGCCAAGCCCGGCCTTGGCATGGATGCAGGATCAGTGGCGCGAGCTGCTCGAACAGGTCCTCTTTGGGAAGCCCGGTGTCGACGAGGAGACCGGCGAGCATCATTGGGCTGATATTCGGCTCACGCCGTTTGATCTCTATTTGGCCGAGGTCGCCAAAGCCGGCGCTGATTGGGTGTTGACCGATCCCGAGGAGCGCACGCCGCTGGTGCCGTATCAAGCTGATTTGGATTGGCAGTTGATGCAGTCTCTCACTCCAGAAGATCGCTTGGATGCTCTGAAAACAGAGTTTTCACTCCAGGGCGAATCCTTGGGGCTGCCGAGCTACTCCGATTGGCTTGATGAACGTCTCCAAGAGCAAGAAGAGCCACCCCCGTTACTCTAGATCCGAGTGTCGACCCTCGGTGTCCGGCATCACAGGCGGTGGCTCTTCCCTCACTTTCCCTGCCTGAGTGTTGAAGCACCAACACTCTGGGCCAACAGAAACCCGCGGCAGGGGGTGAGAACATTGAAGCTAGTGGTCGAGTCTCGAACTCACAAGCTTCTGACGGTTATATTTTCGGATTATCTCGAATATTCTTCCCGATGTCGGGCAAACGCCAGATTTGCACCTGATCTCGTGACTGTCCGTCAGGGTTGACCACTACGGGTGGGATCCAGCGCCACTCTCTTCCTTCCCGTCGCGGGCCGACGACAACCCGCCGGTAATGACCTCGGCGCAGGTGGGTCACTGGCGACGCGTGGGTCCCGCGGCCAGGTTTGCCCCTCTCGGGTTGGGACCGCTTGACATCGAGCACCCGGACAGGGCCGAGCGCGGCGGGGTCGTTCTTGCGGACCCACCGGCGTAGGAATTTTCGATCCGCCCCCGAGGAGATTGGCTCTGCCTGGATGGTGAGCCAGTCGCCCCACGCCGCGATCGCCGCCATGGCGTAGGCCACGTCACGGAGCTCGGCGAGCTCGAGCGAGCCCAGGATCACCCCGCGGGTGGGTCGTGACCGAATTTCAGAGGTGTTCCGATCAGAGACGATCCACCCGACAGTGTCGAGGATCTCGCCCTCATCGGTGGCTATCAAGACGACCCCGTCGAGCCACACATCAGGCTCGGGCCGTTCGTTGTCACCGATCAGCAGAGTCCACGGAGCAGTTTGGCGATTGCCGTACCAAAGCCAACGATCCCCATCGGGCTCCCTGAGGGGCAGAACCAGATCTGGGTCAGTAACCGGCAGCTTCGCAGGGGCGGCGAACCACACCGACACCGCCGGGAACGGCAGCCGGAGCTCCGCGCCGAGTTCGTCTGGCGTCGGTGTGTTGGCCACCTGTTCGGCGACCTGGCCCGACAACCACAATGGGGTCGAGTCCAACATTAGGCCGGCAAGGGCTCCGATGCGGCTTTGCTGGGGGTCTTCAAAGTCAAGGTCATTGAGCGCGGTCAAGCTTCGTAGCGCGAGCACGTCGGCCGGCAGTAGCGGCATTTCCGGCTCGGGGTCGTGTGGCCGCGGTGGGTAGGTCCATCGGCCGGACTGATGCGAGACGCGAAGTTCCCATTTGGCCTGCTCGAGTAGCGCGTGTGGGTCACGTCGCCAGCCGATGATGTCGCCGGCGAGCCGGTCTTGCAGGACCCTGTCGGGGCTCACGCCGAGGGGGTTCATGCTTGCTCACCGGCCCTCGGCAGCATTGCGAGCAACTCGACGAGTTTGTAATCGCCGGCAGCTTTAGCCTCTGACTCGAGTTCGGGAAGCAGATCCTCGGGGACGGTGGTGAGGCTCACGTATCCAGTGCCCCCGTCCTCCCATGGGACCATGATCCAGCCCGCCCACACGGCATAGCAGGGCTCTCCGGTGTGGTAGTCGTGGGCGAGCTCTGAGCCAACGATGATGGCGTCTTCTTGGTTGCGTTGACCTCGGTAGGGGTTGAACGCCCAGTTCTCCCAGGCGTCATTGAGGCGGAAGGTGATGCCGGGCTCGGCCTCATCTCCGGTTTCGAGCACGGCGATTGCTTCGTCACGCTCGTCCTCATTGGGGATGGCCATGATTTCGTTGATGTCGTTGGCGTGTTCAGCCAAGAACTTCGCGAGCTCTAGGCGGAGACTGCGTTCGATCTCGGCGATGATCTCGGCGCGTTCTTCGAACTTGTCGTGTTTCTCGGCGATGGCCCAGAAGTCGATCTCTTGGACGACTTCATAGGCTGCCCTCCAGTCTGGCTTGGCGTTAGCGTCGGTGATGATGCTGTTCCCGGCGCGGAACATGCCGAGGGGCTTGAGGGCTTCGTCGATGGCTTCGCCGTAGGCCTCGATGATGGCGGGGACGTCAAAGTCGTCGACGAAGTTGTCGAGGAGGGTGATGACTAGGGCGTCAAGGGTGATGTCGCCGCCCGCGCTCAATACCTCGAGGAGGGCTCCGTTGTGCGTTGTGGTTGTAGTCATGATGAGGCCCCCTGCCGCGCCATTGCGTAGCCGTTGGTGCGGACCGCTTCGGTGATATCAAAGGAGTCCCGCCAAGCTAGAGTTCCTTCGATGATGTCGTAGATGTCTTGAGAAGCGGTGATCGCTGTCGGATGGGCGGCCAAAGCAGGCATCAACACGGCGTCGATGGCGGCGATGTCTTCGGGGAGCCATTCGCACAGGATGGCCCGGCTGAACTCGGCTTCGACGGTGGCGAGTTCTTCGCGGTCCTCGTCGAAGAGTTCCATTTTGACCATGGTGACCGGTTTGTCGAGGGCCAGGGCGGTCAAGTAGGGGACCCAACTGTCCCGGATGTGCCAGTCCCATGCGGGGAGCTCTGGGCCGGAGCCGTTTGGGTCTTCGATGTCGTTGAAGTCGTAGGCCTCAAGGGTGGGGCTCAGCTTTTTGTGGAGCTCCCTGGGATGGATGTCTAATTGGGCGGCGAGTTCATGGAAGGTGGTCATGGCAGGTGTCTTTCTCTTTTTGTGTTGGTAGTTACCCGATCAGATCGGGCGGTAGATAGGGCTTGTCGGCCTCTTCGTTGATGCGCTCTAGTTCGCGAGTAAGTACGTCTATTTCTTCCAGTTCTTGCAGTTCGGCTTTGAACTGTCCGGGTTTGAGTCCATCACCGCGATTGCGGCGAGCTTTTCGGGAGTGGTAGCTCATTTCCCGGATGTCGTCTTCGGTGTAGTGGGATGCTCGGCGTCGCCACCAGATGAACCCTCCCTGGGGGACTTCATCGAATCCCAAAGCTCGACCGATTTCAGCCCAAGTCCCACCGGCGGCGCGTGCATCTGTGACTTCGCTGACGATGCGGCGCTCGACGTCTCGGATGAACTCTCGGCGGTAGTCGGAGAGTCGGGCGACGCGGGCGAGCCGTAGATCGAGCTCGGGGAGTCCAGTGGCGGCTTCGTAAGGGGTTTTGCGGGCTGCGGGCTGATCCATTGACATGGTTGCTGGGGTTATCCCTTCAAGCTTTGACTTCTGGTGACTCGGGCAGGCGGCTGTAGGCCGCGAATGCCATCACATCGACCGAGGAGACCGCTTCGGTGATTTCCTTGCGGGTGGCCGCATTGAACCGTGGGTGGAGATTGCTAAACAGTTCTTCGCCAACCAGACCTAAGGCCCATCGATTGAGTTCTCCCTGGAGAGCGCAACGATAGTGGATCTCGAGTCGGTCCATCTCGTAGATGTCGGTCGGACCAGTAATCCGGTCCAACATCGCGTCCCGAATCGTCTTGTGCTTCTCGCGGAAGAGCCATTCGGCGGCATTCTTAATGACACGGGTAGATCCCATGATGGTGTACTCCTTGTTGGGGTAGAGACAAACAGCCCGCCTAGACCACTGGATGCTCTAGAGGCATCTTCAGTGTCGGTCTTGGCGGGCGGGCTAGGTGTTGGAATGCATCATATAGATACATTCCCTGTCTGTCAATGGATTTCTGGATAAATATTAGCGGTTATTCGCTACTAGGCAAGCTTATACCTGGTGGCAGCTTTGCGGCCACGGCCAACGATTTTAGTCGTCGGGTCGATCTTGGCCACGACACCGACTTGCATCAGCTGGCGCAGGGCGTCTAGCAGGATCTTTTCATCCCCGCGGACTGGCTGGCGCGCGCTCTTGCGGATGTCGGAGAGCCTTGGCCACTCGCCGTCCCTGCGGCGGCATTGCTTGATTGCCCTCTGAACCTCTTCAAGGGCTTTACTAATCTCACTCATCGACGCGGCTCGACTAACCTCGTTCTGAATCTCCGAGGTGGCAGCAAGAATGCTCCAGGCTCGGTGAACCAGATCCACATCAGCGGTGATGGTCTTCTCGTCCAGACACAGAATAACAATGAGTTTCTTCAAGTGCAGGTCGAATCGGACGAACGCTGGGTTGTCCTCGCGCAGAGCGTCGATGTCACCCAAGAGTGCGTCGTACAGATGCTGGGCGTCGGTGGTGAGCTGCACATGTTGAGGGGTTCGACTCTCTGCCCACTGTTTGATGTTCTGGATGGTGCCGTCCAGCGGCGAAAAATCAACGACCTTAAGAGACTCCTCGAAAGTGGGAGTCGGTTTCTTCGGACCGTAGACAAAGTTGAACCGGTTCATGAACCCGCTCAGGACATCGTCGCCGGAGAGAACCTTGTCCACGCGCTGTGGTTGCAGGCCGGCAACTAACCCCATGAACGGATTAACGGCCTTAATGGCGGTCTTGCCGCGGGAGCGGTGATCAATGTCTTGGCCGTCGTAGAGGGCGATGATCGCTTCGTTGAGGATTGACCCCGAGCGACGTGCCGCGGTGGCGAGCTCTGAGAACTCATCGACGGCGACCCACCCTTTGACAGGCTTGGGCTCCATCAGATTCAAATCAGGCACCCAGTCGAACGCTTCGTAGAGCGCTTCCCCGGAGGCCGGTCGGCTCAGGACCTTGACGCCGGTGCAATCTTCGTCGGTTTCGTCGAACGGCATCGCGGACTGCAACAGCCGGCGGGCCTGGGAGACCGCAGTGGACTTGCCGCCTCCGGTGGGGCCGATCAGGCAGATGAACAGGTTCGGGTAGGCCGGGTGATGGTTGGGGGCGAAGAAGATTCTCCGGCCGCCTACCATGCCGAGGATTTGCATTCCGAGCCACCACGCGAACGCATCCGGGGCCTGGGTCTGAACGGTGAGCTCCATCCAGCGTTTCAAGAACACGCTATCGGGGGAGAGGAACTCCCGCCAGTTAAATTCCGGCCCAGAGCCACCCAGAGCCGTAATGACCGGGTCGTCGCCCTCGGCTGGGATATCGTCGCTGCCCGCAGGGTCTTCGGATTGCTCTTCGTCTTCGTCTAGATCGTCGAGTTCGTCTTCGGGGGCAATCTCTGGCGCAGGGGCAATGAAGCCAAGGTCTTCGAGCGCCCACGCCACGATCGTGGCGAAGTCTTCCTTGTTGGAGCGGTAATCGGGCACCGCGTAGCCCTGGTTGAACGCCGCGAAGTCGATGACATCGCCGCCCTCTTGGCAGCCACCACAGAACCACGTCTGTTTTTCGGAGTTCAGCCACGCCGAGGGGTTCTTGTCCGGGTGATCAGGCTTGGGGCACGAGCACATGATCGATTCGGTGCGGGTGCCGGCGTTCGGGGTCATCTTGCCGATCCAGCGGGTGTAGAGGTCTACAACCCCGTGGTTGGCCTTGATCCAGTCCACACCGTCTAGGCGTTGGCCACTAGCGCCAGGCTCGCTGCCGACATCAGGAATGAGGTCTTCGCTCCACTGGCTCATGCGAGTGACCCTTCACTGAGGGCTCGCATGGGGTCGTCTGGCCACAGCTCGCTCAAGGGGGAGTCCATTCTGTAGAAAAAGCCTCGCTTACGGGTCTTCTGGTGCACACCGAGAGGCAGACGTAACAGGTTGCCATACCCGGACTTGGTGACCTTCTCCTGCTTCGGGAACACCTCGACGCTGAGGCCGGGGTGGTAGGGGTGGCTGAAGAAGTTGCGCCCCCTGACCGGCGAAAACCCGAGACTTGTGAGGCAGTCGGTTGCCACAGAGCGAGCGTCGCTGGCTAGGATTTGCTTCTCTATTAGGCCGTAGATATGGATTCCCTTGGAGCCACTGAACGCGGTCACAACTGTGGCCTTTGGCCACGCACGCTGGAGCCGCCACCCCAGCCCATCACCCACTGTTCTGATCGCGGCGATAAGCCGCGGCTTCAGCGCATGATCGGTGTTGAATATTTCCCGCGGGTTCACCTCCTGACCATCAAAAGTAACCGAGTCTTCCCAGTCAATGTCGAGGGCGATGATCCGGCAGCGGCCTTGGTGGTCGACTACGTAATGGCCGTAGGTCTTTCTACCCGTCAAGTGCTCAGTGAGGTCACTCGAGGTGATCTTGCGATTGACAGGGTTGTAGGCCCCGTTAGCCCGCTGAACTGCGAATACGTCGCGCCGCTGGATGAAGCGGCGCGCGATCAGTCTCTCGAGCTCATTGTCTTTCTTTGGCTTATTGTCGTTATTTTCCGAAAAGGGGTTGACTGTCGATGTTTGGCTTGTTGGGCTTGTCATTGCTAACCCTTGGGGTGGCGGAACCGAAAGGTCCCGCTGCTCTCTGGTACAGGTGCAGGAACGACCAAGTCAATGACCGCAAGCAATGTGCATGGAGGTGTGCTTGCCTCCTAGGTTATGACTTGGTCGTTCCCCATTTTTGGGCACATTTCGGCCCACGTTGCAACCTACGCTGGTCCGCCTAATTCGTCTAGCCCGACCGCGGGGTTTCTGACCCGCTAATATGCACCCAACATGGCCAACGGTAAAGCACTGCCGGAGGCGACGGAGGTGTGGGCTCGTGAGCCCTATCACTACGCACGCCAGCTCCTGAAGGCCGATTTGCCGCGCCTGGTTTTCCAGCATCACCCAGCCGCGGACTTCTGGCGGTTTTGCTGGACTAACTTCCCCGACTCGGCGTGGCGCGCTCTAGTCATCGACGATGATTTGGCCTATGAATTAGGCCCCCGGAACTCCATGCTGAATCCGGCCGCAGTGTACCCCACATTCCGCTACGGCCTGGACAGCATCACGGACATCCCCAAATTAATTGAACGTGGACCTGACATCGTCAGGGAGCGACTCGAGGGACGTGGCATACGTCCCATTCCAGTCATCGCAAATAATCAGGAGCAGCGGGTTATTTTGTCGGGTGCGCCTAAGGGCACCAACGGCTCCCTGGTCGACAAATTCTTTGTCGTGATGCACAAAGTGCAACAGCGGTACCCCTCCGCGATCTTACACCTCCACGACGTGGACCCCATCGCGCATTGGGCATTCGGTACCGCCATTCGGTCGATCGACTTCGATTTCAACAATCGAGTCTTAAAGAATCGGATCATTCTCCCAACAGGCCGAACACTAGCAATCGACGACCTCCGCCACCAGCGCGGGTGGGTCAAAATTCTGGGGTTCAACGTGGCTGCGCTGCGTCGTCGACCCCAAGAGGTGCTGGCGTTCAACCTTGAGGCCCTCAAGTGGGCGGCCGAATCGTGGAACGACGAAGAGCGCTACCGCCAGAAACTAAACAACGTCTTGACCCAAGAGGAATACACGGAGTTCCTTCGCGGGCGGACGCCGACCTTCGAGCTGGCCCCTCGGATGGGGAATAAAAACCGTCGGCTGGATATCACCACTGAGGACAAGTTGGTGTGCGATTCCTGCTCCCTCGCTCTCAGTTGCCGGCTCTACCGAAGAGGATCGATCTGCACCATGCCGGGTACATCAGGCAAAGAACTCGCCGCATACTTTCAGACCCGAGACAGCTCGGTGGTCTTGGACGGCATCGGCAAACTCATCGAAGAACAGTCAGAGCGCTACGTGGAGGGCCGCGAACGCGAGGTCGACGACGACAGCTTGGACGAGCATGTCACCACCATCATGAAGAACCTGATGGCGAGCGCGGTGCAGTACGCCAAGTTCATCGACCCCTCCCTCCGGTCCGCAGCAGTGGCAGTCAATATCAACAGCACCACCACGAACAACACCGCGGTGCTGAACTCCACGGCGGTGCCGACCGGGAACACCTTGGTGGCGGCGATCGTGCACGAGCTGGAGGCGGGCGGGATTCCGCGCGAGGAGGTCACTGTGGCCATGATCCAGCGGGCCATGCGGGAGTCCCCCAAGGAAGTCATCGCGCAGTGGAACCAGCCCACCCTGGAGGCGGGTTCAGGCGACGACGATATTGCCGATGCGGAGATCATCGGATGAGCATGCAGTCAGTAGAGGACATCCTCGCCCAAGAGCTCCAGTGGCTTCAGGAGAACCCTCATTTCCGTGAGCGGCCAGCCACCATGGAGAAGTTCCTGGGGCCGGATTACCTGAACATTGCCGACGGCGTGCGCCCACGCGTCCGCGAAGAGATGATCGCCATGATCGGCGACGAGCTCGACCCGCACCGCCTCGCGAAACACCAGCTCGCTATTTTCACTGGCGGGATCGGCATCGGCAAAGCTCTGCGTTCTGATCAGCGGGTGGCCACCCCGTCTGGTTGGGTTCCCATCGGCGACCTTAGAACCGGGGACTTGGTCACCGGTTCTGATGGGGCGCCGACAAGGGTGACGGGAGTGTTCCCACAGGGCCAGCGCGAGCTCTACGAGTTCGTCGTCGAAGGGGGCTCCACGGTCATCTGCGACGGCGACCATCTATGGCGAGTACGCCACGCGCTTGGCGGCCCCTGGGTCACCGTGAAGACTGCCGATCTGATCGAAGCGGGCTTAGAAGAGCCCGACGGGTCTCCGAGTTGGGTGATCCAGCGCATGAGTGGCGCGGCGCTCACCCATCCCAACGGTGAACTGCCCACCTCCCCAGCCCAACACGCCACTGAGACCACCAATCCAAGCAACACAAACCCTCGGATCAGTCCGACACACCTGTCGGCGTCGATCTCTGATCGTGTGGAGCTGATGGCGATCCTCATGGACTTGTGGGGAGATCCATATTCTGCGGGCAGTCGGAATCAGACAATTCCGCTTCCAAGCGAAGAGTTCGCTGAGGACTTCGCTGAGCTAGTGCTTTCCCTTGGGGGGGAAGCGGCGATCAATGTCTACACCGAAGCCGACGGCTCACCACTTTTTGAAGTGGAGTTCTGCGTCGAGTACTGCCCCTTCGCCGACCCTGAACTTGCCGCGATCTGGGAGGCTGGCCATGAGTCTCCCACCCAAGTGCGGTCAATCCTCAGCATTGAACCGGCGGGCACCGGCGACGCGACCTGCATTTCCGTGGAAGCCCGCGACAGCCTGTTCGTCACCGAAGGCTACATCGTCACTCATAACACGACCGTTGCGTCGATCATCTTGCCCTACATGGTGCATTGGTGTTTGTGCTTGCGTGATCCGCAGGCTTACTTCGGGCTCCTGCCGGGCTCTCGCATCGCGTTCATGATGATGAGTACCTCCTCCAGCCAAGCCAAGGAAGTGCTCTTTGCTGACGTCAAGGCCCGCATCGCATGGTCGCCTTGGTTCAAGAACTACCCGATCGACAAGAAGTTCGCCAACCAGATCCGCTTCGACAATGACATCTGGATACTCCCTGGCGACTCCGGCGAGACCACCTTTGAGGGGTACAACATCCTCGGGGGAATCCTGGACGAAGCCGACTCGCATAAGCGCACCGACGCCAAAGATTACGCAGAAAACGGCTACGAGACGATATTTAACCGTATGTCCTCCCGCTACGAGGACCGGGGGTTTTTGCTGATTATTGGGCAGTGGAAGCTGGCTCGAGGGTTCGTCGCTAAGAAGTGGGAAGAGTTCGAGGACAACCCTCTGGCGTACCGATCCAAGCTGACGATCTGGGAATCTCGTGGCGACGACTACTACGAGAAGGACATCAACGGCAAGGTCCGCAAGTTCTTCTTCGACCTGGACCGCAAACAGATCGTTCCGAACCACATCGTGGACCGAATGGGCGGGCCGTCCTCCAACATGATGGAGATCCCCGAGGTCTACCGGGATCAGTTCGTCACCAACCCGGAGAAGGCGCTCAGGGATCTCGCCGGGATGCCACCTAAGGTCGACGATCCGTTCATCCGACTGGATTACAAGATCCACCACGCCCGCGACCGGTGGGTGGAGCGTCACGGCGCGGAGCCCCCTGTGGACCCCCAAGGACGGATCGCGTCCTGGTTCAAGGCCCCCAACAGCCTGAAGCGAGTGGGCCACATCGACATCGGCTACTCCTCGAACGGAGACGCCGCCGCGATCGCGATGGGCCACGTAGAACGCATGATTGAGGTCGACGACGAGCTCAAGCCCTACATCAGTATCGACTTCCTCTACCGGGAGAAGGCGATCCCTGGACAGCAGGTCCAATTATCCCACCTGCGGCAGGTGATCTACTCGCTGCAAAAGAAGTACAAGTACAAGCTGGTTACCGTCACCCTCGACGGCTTCCAGAGCCTCGACACTATTCAGCAGTTCAACCGGAACCGCATCCAGTCAGACAACCTCTCGGTAGATAAACAGCTCCTGCCGTACCACGAGCTGCGAGAGGCGATCTACGAGGATCGCATCGAGTGGCCTCCGTACATGGTCTTCGCGCGTCCTGGCAGTACTGAAGAGGTTGAGATTCTGGTCCACGAGCTGACCGAATTGATGGATGACGGCAAGAAGGTCGACCACCCTCGCGATGGCAGCAAAGATGTCGCTGACTGTGTTGCTGCCGTCGTGTCGCTCTTGATGTCTAACCCCACCCTCCACCGCAAAGGCAGCGGAGGCTGGGGTGAAGTCAAGGACGACAGACGCTTCGATGTGCCGCAGTGGGGCGGGAGAGACTTCTCTCACCCTGCGTACCTCGGCGGTTCGGGAGGACTCCCGACCCCGCCTCGGATGGGTGGAAATTATGACAATGGCGGGAGCCGCTTCTAACCTCGTAGTCGCCGACAAGTTCGGCGCTCGAACGGTCGATCCGAGAAAGTTCCGCAAGGCTCCAGCGCCGCCGATGGGGGACTCCTTCGCTCCTGGGTGGGCGGGGACGAACCACCCGAGCTACCAGCTCCCCGGTGGCGGACTGTTGGTGTTTGACCTGGACCGGCTGACGCTGGCGGATTACCGGGCGATGCGGGGGCACTATCAGGTCAACATCTCGCTGAGAGTGCTCATGTTCATGGTGCACCAGGCGGAGTGGAAGATCGAGTGCGAGGACAAGGCGATCCAAGAGTTCGTCTATACCACCCTGAGCGAGGTGTGGACTCGGCTGATTCGAGCTATCAGCACCGCGTATTGGGCGGGGCACTCTCCGATTATCGTGGAGTACAAGAACGACGCGCAGGCCAACAAGATCGTCTTTGACAAGTTCAAAGACATCGCGCCCGAAGAGGCGTGGGTGAACTGGAAAGAGGTTGACGGCTGGGTCCCCCCCGGCCGGCCCAACGCGATCCCCCCGAAGATCAAGACCTACGACGGCATCAACATCGTGGGGCACAGTTGGCCGATTCCCCCCGAGGCAACTCTGTGGTACCCGGTGCTGATGGAGCGCGGAGACTACTCGGGGACCAAGCTGCTGAAGCCGGCATTCGCCCCCTGGTTCTTCAGCCAGATCATCCACCTGTACGCCAACCGATACTTCGAGCGGTTCGGTGAGCCGCTCCCGATCGGGCGCGCCCCGTTTGGCGACGATGTCGACATGGGGGACGGGACGACCCAAACCGGCAAGGAAGTAATGGAGGGCATTCTCGGAGCGATCCGTAACCGCGCCGCCGTGGTCCTGCCGAACGACAAGTACGCCGGCGCGTTGGGCGCCAACGGCCAAGCCGACTACGAGTACGACATTAAGTATCTGGACAGCCAGATGCGGGGCGCGGACTGGGAGCGGTACCTGTCCCGTCTTGACGAAGAGATGTCGCTGGGGATCTTCACCCCGGTGCTGCTCTACCGGACCGCTGATGTCGGATCGTACAACCTCGGTGAAGCGCACATGGAGATCTTCATGATCATGGTGAACGCGCTAATCGGAGACCTTCAGGACTACATCAACCGGTATCTCCTGAACCGGCTGGTCGACATCAACTTCTCCCCGAAGGCCCCGCGGGCCAAGTTCATTCCTCGCAAGTTGGGCAAGTCGAAAGAGGCCACGATCCGGGCGATCATTCAAGCGATGATCCAGAACGGCCAAGCCAAGGTCGACGTCGAAGACCTCGGCTCGAGCATCGGAATGGACATCAAAGAAGTCCAGATGTTGGACCCGAACAAGGACCCCAATCCGGCGCCAGAGCCCAACCCAGAGCCCAATAAGGACGAGTCTGAAGAGAAGTTCGAGTTGGTGTCAAGGCCTGTAGCAAAGTTTTCTGAAGAATCTTTTGCCGACTTGACGACCGGGATCGTGAACCGAGTCAGAGGTCAAGTGCGGGCGTCACTGGCCGACGGAACCTTCACGCAGCGGCACTTCACTCCGGGCTACTCCCGCAAGCTCCAGTCGATGTTGGTGGGGATGGGGTACACCAACACTGAAGCCGCCGACGCAACCGCGGCGTTTCATTCAAATCTCTCCCGCTGGCTCCAAGATGCCGCATCTATGGGGGCTAACGCATATGCCGGAGGCGAAGATGAGTTCGCAAGATACTTCAAGCGGGTCGTTGAGGCGGAATTCGCCGCCTTCTAGGACTGAAATCCGCTGCTGGTGCCACGGCACACCCCTCCTCGCAGTGGGTGTACATGTCGAGGGCGAGCCTCCAATGCTGCACCTTAAGGCCCAGCGGCGCGGCGAAACCATCGTGGATGTCCGACTATTTCAAGGCCAAGCAGAGATCCGGTGTCGCAAATGCGGCCGCTGGCACCGGATCACCGTGGGGCGCAAAGCCGTTCATCGGGAGCGAATCCAACTGCCCCGTTGACCCCCACAGAGTATTGCTAGCTCATCTCGAGGTCTAGAAGCCATCGTCTCTGGCGATGACTACGACAACTCTCTCTTTGCCGGATTGGATGGCCGACGAGCGCTCGTCGCAGCGGTCGGCCCACTTCGCGATCTCGGACGGAGCTGTCAGCAAGAACTTCGGCCTGTCGTACACCAAAGAGAGCGACTCTAAGGCCACGGTCAAGAACCTCCCGGTGTTCCGAGCCGGCACCTTCGCCGACAGTTGGGGCTACATCGAAACGTGGTCCCGCGACCACCTCGCGATGATGGTCTCGAACTTCACACTTTTGCGCGAGAAGTTTCCGAACGTTCCAGTACGGCAAGACCACAGTCGGTCAATCAAAGACGTGGTCGGCTACATCACCGACCTTCGAATCGATGGGGATGTTCTCCTCGCCGACTTTGAACTGACTCGACCCGAGGCCATCAGCGCTTGGGAGGGCGGCACCTACCGGAGCCGATCCGCAGAGATCGGTTACTACGAGGACAACAGCCAAGCGGGCTATTGGCCCTGCTTCGTGGGGTTTGCCTTCGTGGACATTCCCGCGGTTGAGCACCTCTACTCCAAGAGCAACACCAGCAATCCAGTCCACATCTTCACGGAGGCCCTTGTGGAAACCGAAACCAATACTAAGACGGAATCCAAAACTGAGGACTCCGATGCGACGGTCACCGACCCCAGTAAAGAGGGGGTGGCCAACCATAGCAAGACCGAGACCCAGGGCACGCCGGTGACGCAGCCGGTGGTGTTCACCTATAACGGCCAGCAAATCGCTGACCCCAAAGAGGTTCAGGCCGCGCTCGATGCTGCTGCCGAATTTGCCCGCCAGGTCACTGTGGCCAATCGGTCCAGTTGGGTCGACGAGCTGGTGGCGAGCAACAAATTCGCGGCACCGCAGGCCGATCAGCTCAAAGCGTTTGCGACCGGCTTGCGTCCAGAGCAGTTTGAAGAGCTTCAGTCTGTATTCTCCGGCGTGGCCGTCAGCCCCTTGCTAGCCAAGCACACCGGCGACACCGGGAGCGACGGCGCCGAAGGCGACGCCACCACGGCTCAGTTCGAGACCGACCTCGAGATTGTCAATCAGCACCGACGAGCTTCCATGCCCGTGGAAAGCATCAAGGCCGGCGCGAGCTACCAGCGGTTGCTCGCCGCGGGTAAGGCCCCGTTCTAGTCCCGAAAGAGAGAAAGCACCCTCATGGCATCCTTCAGTAAAGGACCCAACTTCCGCACTCCGTTCGGGAAGAACGAGTTTCTTCGTTCAACCCAGGACATCAAGGTTGAGTCTTACACCTACTCCGCTGCGTCTCACCCGACGGTAACCATCGACGGCAACACCACCAAGATTCTCCAGCCCGGAACGGTGGTCGCCAAGATCACCACTGGCGATGAGGCTGGCAAGGTCGGCCCGTTCCAGGAGGGCGCTACTGACGGCCGTCAGACCGCCGGGAACATCGTCGGCCTCGCGCAGACCTTCTTGCCGTGGCAGCTCAACGAGCGCGACGTGGAAATCGGCGTGATCTACGAATGCACTGCCATCCAGGAGAAGTGCATTGAGTACGACGACGAGCCCGAAGCGATTGAGCTCACGAACACGACCGCCACCGCGATGGTCGCCCAAAAGGGCGTCAACATCCTCTTCAAATAAGCACACCCCTCAAGCACAACCCCGGTCCTCTGCACCTGACCAGGAAGGCAATCACCAATGACTGAACTCGATACGGATCGCCTGATTCGTAAGGAGGTCTCTCTCGGGCAGATCCGGGAGATTCCGCCACCTAACGGCCACATCGGACTGGCACAAATAGCTCCGTTCAAAGAGATCGACTCTGACGATTTCTTCTTCCAGTACATCACCCCCGAGGTTGACGGTCTTGCCCCGGCACGGGCAGAGGACGCTGAAGCTGAGATGGCCGCCAAGGACGACTTCGTCGGGCACGGCCGGGCCAGCATCATTGACTGGGCTATCAAGGACAGCTACACCGCGTCCGACGTCTCCCGGTACCGGGAGTTCAAGCGGATCGCGGAGATCGCTGGCGTGAATCCTCAGAGCTTTCCCCTGGTGGCTGGCTCGATGACCGAGGATTTCGCCGCCAAGATAGCGCGTGACACGCTTCTGCGTCGCCGCAAGCTCGACACTCGCATCGAGTGGCTGATCATGAAGGGCGCCTTCGAGGGTGCCATCTCCTACAACGATGGCAAGGTGAAGTTTGACGTCTCCTACGGCCGTCCAGGTGGGCAGCAGGATCAGGCACCGGCAGGCGGCGTGTGGGGGGCTACGAGCTCTGACCCCATCGGCGATATCAACGCCATGAACGACTACATGTTCACCAACCATGGAGTGCGCCTGACTCGGGCGTATGCATCAGGCAAGGCGATTCGCTCCATCATGGCGTCGGAGAAGTTCGCGGCTCGTTCCGGGTTGACTACGGTCCCGACCGGCACTCCGGTGGACCCGAACTATCTGATCTCTGGTTGGGGTGTCGACGCCGCCGTGGCGGTCGTCGAAGCCGCTACGGGTGTGAAGTTCACCGTCTACGACGGGTTCTACCGCAGTCGGGCGCTGGGCTCCAACACGGTAGTCATGAACCGTTTCACCGACGAGAAGAAAATCCTTTTCTTGCCGCCCGAAGAGATCTGCAATGAGATCTCGCCGGAGCTGGGCTTCGGGAGCACCTGCACCAGCCCTCACCCCGAAGGCAACTGGGGTAAGGGCTTCTACGAGTGGGAGCGCACCACAGTCGACCCTTGGCGCCACGACATG